ACTAATATTTCTTTATTCTTGTAAGATAAAAGATTGTTAGCGGCTGAATATAATGATTGCCCTGTAAAATTAAATGCCCCATAATACTTGTCATCTGCTGTGTCCTGAGTATAAGAAATATCATTAATTTCAAATGCGTCATTAATTACCGCTTCTATCTCATCAACAATTTTAAAAGAAGCCCCTATTGTGGCTGTTTCTGGTTTGAAATTAGGAGAACGATTTACCTTTACGGTAAATATAGTTCCAACAGAAGGTGTTCCTAAAACCTTTTTAATTTGCTCAAATTCTAATGATGAATCCTTTTTTGTTAAAGTTGTTGAAAAGTTATTAACACCGTCTGTAACATATACTCTTTTGCCCGTATCTGATATTTGAGAATATGAAGTTGCTCTAGCACTTGTTCTTGTTTCTAAATATGTATTGGCATTTGTTCCATCAGGGTCTATTAAAACATACATCGAAAGAACCCCCTTTGTATTGTTTGTTGTATCTAAAAACATATTTGAACCATCGTTTTCTGATGACATTCTAGTAGCGTCATATATAATATCGTGTGTTTTTTCTTGACCTGGAATTTTAGTATATTCTGGTTTTGGTTCATTTAATACTATTCTTTTTGGTGTAAAATCGTACATACAGACTTGGTTAATTCTCATGAGCCTTAATATGTCGTTGTTAGTAACACTACTCATATTATCTAATTTTAATAAATGTCTAAACACTGTGCTATTAGTTCTATTAATTTCATGCGAAATAACCTTGTGTAGAGTAGAATCGTTTTCGTTATAGAAGTAATAGCCTGTCAAATTGTTGCAATAATTTAACCATGTGTTTTGATTAGAAGCATGTTCATAGTCTACGTTATTATAAATTTCAAAAAATAACGTTTCCTCACCACTTTCTTCTAATGTATCTGTAACATGCATTGTAGAAGAATTATATTTAATATAAGGTCTAAACAATATTTCAGCACCGTATATTCTTTCTTTGGTAGCAGTAGCACCATTCCTATAATTGATATTTAGCAAACCCTCAGTAGCAGTATAATTTATCCGTTGCGCTCTATTCCATCTTTGTGTTCCCGATTGACTAAAAGATATTTCGCTAAGAGTCGTTCCTGCAAATTCATCATCACAAATAGCACCTACTGTTTCTCTTACTTCTTCACTAAGAGGTGCAAATTCTGAACCTAATTCTATTATATTATTAAACTTAACAGCCACCGTGTCCATACTTCCAAAGTCCAACTTTGTTTCAGTATCATACCAAGCCCTGTGAGGAATTATGGTATTAATAATATTGAATCTATTAATGGGTTCAGTAGCACCATTTACTGTTTCTACACAAGCCCTACCGTAAGTAATAACAACTCCCTCAGAATCCGTGTTTGTATATCCTACTGCTAAACTAGAAGCGTCAATACCTTTAATTGCAATGGTAACTGCACTAGCAGTTCCGAGAGCCGCAGCGTTTCCTGCCATATCTTTTAAGGTAAGAGTAGTATCTGTATATGATGCTACTCTATAATTTCTATTTTGAGTAGTATCATGAGTAAAACCTGTTATCGCAACGAATAATTCCGTAGAATCAATACTACCATTAGCGGAGGAAGGTAAAGTAACAGAACTAGCAGAACCACCACCACCATGAGCAGGACTAGCCTCAAAATTTGACGCATCTATAATTCTTGTTACAGTATAAGTAACACCTGTAATAATGAATTTCATACCCGCTTGAAAATTAGAAGTATTATGGGAACCACTAGATATTTGCCATTGATTACCAGACCCTATTCTAATACACCTAGCCGTAGCAGATGTAGAACCAAATAAGCCATCGACATCAGCACTACTAGATGTGAACATTACTTTATTACTTTGAAATAAATCTAAAAAGTCAGTTAATTTAGAATTTGAATCTTGCAAAGTAATAGTGTCACCAGAAGTAGTTACACTTACAGAAAAGTGAAAATTTGGTGCTGTTGTGACTGTCGCTAAGTCGCTATTTTCCGTAGTGCTTACAACCCCGTTGGTAAATCCTGCTCTACTATTTACAAAAATAGGTGTTCTGATAATTGCAGAATTATTAGTTACACTTAATGCGCTATTAAAAACATTTGTAGATGCGTCAGTAAAATCATCAGTGTTAGTAAAAAATGCCGTCTTATTATAGTTATGCGGGTTCACGTCTGATGTTTCTGGTAAATAAGGTATTGTTCCTTCCTTTGTTAGTAACATTTTATTATTTTCAAAATATCCTGAAGTGCCACTATTAATTCCTATTGACCTAACATATAGAACTACATCTGTAACATTAGCACCGCTAGGAAGACCGCTATGAAAAGTTATTATATTAGAAGTCGCTGTATTTATACGTCCAACAAAGGTAGGATAAGATAAATTGTTTAAATATGCATATATATAATATTCATAATCTGAACTATACCAATGTGTTGTAGTTACGTTTAATTTATCGGGGTCTGAATGTGCGCTAGTTACCTTTACATCTACATTGTGTAGTCCTGCTTGAATAAAAGATTTTAATAAAATTTGAGGTCTAATTCCAGCCGACGAAGTGGAAGTAAAACCTTTAGAAATTTCAGTTCCCATATCATTAACTTTATAGTTTTCATAATCTACTTCATTGAATAACATATCAAATGTAACGTCTGTTAATCTCATTAGGTTAAATCTAACCTGTTCACCGTCAGAAGAACTTATTGGTTCTGTATGGTACTCGTCATCTAACCTACTTGAAACCTGTATATTGGTGGGCATGTGTAGGTCATTAAAATTAGTATATCCTGTGGAAGACGTTTCGGAACTAACGCTTTTTCTTTTCTTAAACATAATTGAATAGTCATTAACATCTCTATCCGTTTTAAATATATTATTAGAACTTAATTTACTTTCTGGATATACGTCACCTAATGAAAATAAATGCATAGATAAAGCACTAGGGTCATGCAATTCCATTTGCCCAACATAAAATCTCAAAGCCTCAAATTGATTATCTGTGGTAAATCTGTTACCATAAAAATTATCGCTATTATAATACCAAGTTGGCACTCTATTTATATCAAAAAATCTAGAACCAAGTGCGGGATATATGGCTGTCTGTTCTTTGGGATAACCTTTTAGCCAAAAATCAGAATTATCTTTATCGTAGTCTATTTCTTTCCTATTTATTTTATATGAAGATAAATAAAAGTTAAAGTTATTGGTTTTTTCATAATAATCATTTCTATCATACAATACTGATGGACCAGTACCACCCCTATTTTCATTTATTTTAACGTATTTATTTGTATAGGGTTGTAAAAGGGGTGCGTTGATTTTGTTCTTTGAAGAATATCTAAAAATAGGTTGGGTATATCTAAGAGCATATTGAGATTTCACAGTAGAAACAAATCCTGGGTCATCTGAAAAAATATTATTGAAAGTCTTAGGGCTATAATCGGAATTAGTATAACTACTTAACAAATGTAAAAATCCACCATCAGGAAGCCCCTGTCCATTAATTAGCCTAATGGCGTGAGTTTTATCTTCGTTACTACCGCTAATAAATTTATCATTGTTATTTTTTGCAACCATACCTAAAACAATCGGAGAAATATAACCCAATTCATAAAACACACTACCTTCGCCTGTTTGTTCACTGGAAATAATTTCCATATCTGGAGTAGAGGCAGGGATGTTTAAACCTGTTTTAAAACCTAGTGGAAAATCTAGATATTCACCATCACTATTAACAATAGGTGTTATGAAATCATCTATGTCAAAGCCGTTTTTAATAGAAGTAGAAAATACAATTGTTGCTGAACCAGTTGTGGTAGGAGAATTTGAAGGAACTATTGTATCATAAGATATTGTATTAATTTTAGTCCCAAAAGGATAAATCGAAGAAATTATAAAATCGCCTACATTTAATCTCTGTGCCTCATGTAAATTGTCTAAAACAATATTGCTAGAACTTACAGTTCCCGAAAAAGCAAAAGCCTTGGGTTCTCCAAAGGTTAAAGGGAAACCAGAAAAAGTTTTCCCGCTTCCAAAAACAATGCCTTTGTCCAAAGTTCCTGCTATGCTTGTCGCTCTATTATTAATTCTAGGTGTTGTTTCAAGATTTTTATGAGGTATAATAGATTTTCTTATTCTATATATTCTGTTACTATTTAATGTGCTTGTTCCTATATTTGTTAAATCAGTAATGTAACTATCTTTCATTAATGTTATTTTATTGGGACCACTAGAAACCGAATCAACCACACCTAAAATTACATATCTATCGTCATTTAAATCTAATCCGATTACATCACCCGTAGTAAGTCTTCCTGTCGGGTCTTGGTGAGTGGTTAATTCTTTACCGCTAATACCGCTTATTATTATAGTTACATAAGAAAATTCATTTGTATTATTCACATCACCCACTATCGGATTAAATGTCGTGTAGACCATTTCCTCACTATGAACATAATTTTTATCTAAAGAAGTGTTCAGCAATTTACTAATTGAATCTCGGCCTACAATCTCGTATTTAAATGCTTGTTTAACATCGGCTTTTTTAGTTTCAACAAAGCCATCAAAAATAGGATTATTTACAATTAGTTTTCCTGTAATAGAATCAGTTAGATATTTACTGCTAAAAAAGTTTGAAGCAGGTCTAGAAGTAATTTTGGTATAACCTGTATCTTTGTCTCCCTTATCTACTTCTAGAATAACGCTGTCCTTAGAATCTTCTAAAATATATTCGATACCATTTACATCTGATTCAGAAGCAGTTACAGTAATACCATTTCTAGTTATTGCATTTGCAAAATCTATTTGAGTGTCAATTTGATGGTCGGCTAAAAATGTTTGAGATACTGGCGACCATGTTTTTCTAAATGCTTTTTTCGCACTAAATGTTTCTAAAGTACCAGAACTAAACGCATTTGCAGTTAGTAATCTTTTGTGGGTAATAGTAACTACCTGTTCTCCATTAGCAGGTGCAGCAATATTAGAAATAACGTAATAGTAATTTTCAATAAATATAGGTTCATATGCACTACTTCCGTCAAACAATACCTTTCTCCAATCTTCCCCTGCAACTAAACCCGATACAGTAAATGTGTTAGATGTAGTGTTAGTGCAAGTTCCAGGTAATGCGCTAGAAGCAATTCGGTCTAATTTTTTTTCTGTAATAAATTGCTTAACCTTAAATCTTTCATATGTATTAATTTTTTTATCTAAGATTTTTTCAACATCAAAAAATTTAACAGTAGCCATATTACCTTTATTTGTTACAGTTTTGTTTACATTAATATAATATGGAGAAGAATGGATTTGATTTTTTACTGGAGAATCTATGAAAGTAATATATGTAGATAACCCACCATCAGAATCATAAATATTTTTAGATGAACCTGCCCACGTTTCTCTATTGAATGTGTAGGTAGAACCCTGTGAATTATAGGCATTTATTTCTCTAGGTGTAGATAAGTTATCATTGGCTCTATTATTATCCGTCAAATCCCCATGATGTGTAAAGAAACTCTTATCAATAATCATATCTGATGATAATGGGGCAGTTTTAAAAACAGATTTTTTCTCGCCTGAAAAATTAGTAGATACTTTTAGTAATGTATATTTACGGTCATGGTCTAATTTATTTCCCTCATAGAAATAAAATGTAGGTCTACTAATGTCTACATATTTATCATGTCTTTCTTCGCTAGTAGTAGTGTCATTTAATAACCCATAGCCAACTGCAACTACATTATCTGTTTTTAGTGGTCCTTGATAAATTGCTACTTTAGTTCCAACAACAATATTTTCTTTTACTCTAGGACTAAATTCAAAATGTCTATTAGTACCGTCATATGTAGTTTGTTCTGTAATTTTAGCAACGTGATGTTTTTTTACATTATCAGCATAAATAACTATAAAGTAATCTCTATTATCTTCTAAATCTACACCCGCTAAACCAGTATTAAGTGTAACTCTGAAACCTGGATTTTCGATTATATTATCAGCATAATCGGCAACTGTGGTACTTTCAGGAAAAAGTCTATTTAACTTACTACCAGATACTGTCCCACTTCCCATAGTAGAAGTATCGTCTGAATGTATCTCATAGCAATTAATTCCTAATGCAGTAGAATTAGAAACGTTTATACTAACTACTCTAGGATTTACACTAGTTTTAATATTAAATGTTCCTGCACTTGGAGTGGCAGTAAAATCTGTGGGAATGTTTTCTCCCTCATTTAAAACAAATAAATCATCAGCCATCTAAATTTGCCTCCTCAAAATCCATATACAAAAGAGTTTCTTTAAATAGTGGATATAAAGTATTGGTGCTTTTAAACTGACTTTTACTAATACCCATAATTGACAATTCGTGAAATTCGCCTATAAATTGGGTTTTTCTTCTTTCAGAAAATGAAACCTCCGTTGGGTTTTGCCCAATATAACAATCAGAAGCATGGAATGAAAAATTACCCCCTGCACCGTGAGTAGTAGAACCTACTAATTGTCCGTTATAAAATAATTGCATTAGCCCATCAGCCGTATAATTAAATGCTATGTGGTGAGGTGTATTTACATATAGAGGTTCTTTTGGTAAAGAATAATAAATAGCACTAGAAGGCGTAGTAGAATATCCACTTGTAGTTAATGTGTTAGTAGAAACAGAAGTTACTGTACCCAAATTTGTCCCGTCATCTTTATATACAATATATCCTGCACCAAATTCTGGCGCACCATCTAAAGTTATAGTGTTAGAACCGTTATTACCTGTTACTGCTCTTGTAGATACTTTGGCAAAAGCGTCATGTGAGGAATAAAGATAACTTGTGGGGGATAAAGATGATTCATCAATGGAGGTTGCAGTAATTACAGTAGATGATTCTAATGTGGTTGTAGTAGAACCTATTGTTAAAGAAACCCCTATTGCATATTCAGCAGGTGTAGTGGGATTACTAGCACTTTCTTTATTTTCTAAATGTATTGTAAAATTTGTGTTATGAAATAATGTTAAATCCATACCCCTTCTACTTGTAGCACTAGCGTAATTTAATCCCTTTGTTCCTCTAGAAAGAGATTTTTGAGTAGCGGAAAATACATCTGGATTGCCGTTTAAATCATATGGAGTTACAATTGCCTCAAAAGAAAAGCCACCAGAATGCCCCCATAGACCAATTTCTTGATTGGGGACATTGGAAACATGTCTAGGAATTGTAATATAGCCATCACACATTACAGGAAACTGTAACGACTTCCTATCTTTAGAAAATACTGTATATGTCATGGTAATCAGCCCGTAAATACAAAGGATTGTGTAAATGTAAGGTTAAAGGATATAAAAGGTTGGCCTGGGGTTATTGAAGTTCCAAAACTTTCCAATACTCCCGTAATACCTCTATAATCGTCTTGTCCATCAGTTGGACCTGCAAATGTGCCTATTTGAGCAGGTGAAGCGTCTAATGCTCTTGATTTGTAATCAAAGGGGACTAATGGGCATTCATCTTGTGGTGTATTTTCGTTTAAGCCCGCCCTATATCCAAAATCATCTCCAACTCTAGATGGGTATAAAATAAATAGGCGGGAAAGATTTTGGCTTTTCTGAAATGCCGAAGAGTCTACTGCCGAATGAATTAATTGAGCAACTTCATGTGCTGTTAAATTAACACTAACTACTGTTGTGCCAATATTCTTTTTAATATATTGGTCTGTAATAATACCTTGAACCGAGATTCTTTTACTAGCAATACCCATGTCAATACTTAGGGAAGTAGATTCACCAGTAATAGTTCCAGAAAAAGGAATAGGAATTTGAGGAACATTTCTCGATGTGTCAATACCAATATTTTCAGCCTTTAACATTATTCTATTTGATTGTGCGCCATCGTCTGTATTGTTACCTTCTGCAAATTGCAAAAATACCGTATGGTCTAAACCAAAACCACTTGTTCCAAAGTTTGTCATTACGTTACTTGCTGTTACCATCTTATCCCCTCAGTCCGCTTGAGTTATACCTGTTCATTTCAATATTTATCTTTTGCCCTATCTTACGGGCAATATCATTAAGTTCTGTGTCTGATGCACCAACTCGACCAGTTACGTTAATATTAATTGTAGGACTCATCATTTTTGAAGTATCTGTGTTGTTAAATACTCTAGTATTTCCAGGTAACGAAACTAATTCTGGCCCTCTTTCTCCAACCAAAAATGTTCCGCTATGTGGGGTTATTCCACCTTGAGCAAATCCTAATACCCCTGCTAAACCTGACCCAAGACCTGCACCTACAACCCCACCAATAACACCACCTGCAATAGTTCCAACAGGACCAAAAGCAGAACCTATCGCTGCGCCTTTAAATATACCTGCTGTTGCACCTATTCCAGAAATAGCCATTCTTGCTTTACTTCCCGTAAATCCTGAAATTGCAGCCGCTATTATACCACCTATACCTGTAATTGCTATTGAAACTGCTGCCATAACTAGTGCTGATATAAAAGTTGAAAACATTCCTGCAAACCCACCTATAATTTTAACAAACCCTATAAGTATTTTTTCGACACTCTTTGACATTAAATCGCTATCTCCTGTAAATAAACCGTAGAAAAATTGTCCAAATCCTACTAAAAATTCAATTATACCACTTAAAAACATCATAGAGGCGAAGAAAAATTCTACAAATAACCCACTCGTTATTTTCCACATTACGCTAAAAAATTCTGCGCTATCTACAAACCATTCAAATAACCCTGCTCTATAAAGAGCAAATATTACAGCAACCAAAGCGGTCATACCTAATATAGCACCCGCAAAAACCATTAGCCCTTTTTGAAAAAAGGATTTAATTATTTTTAAATCATCCCCTTTAAAAAACTTACCAAACTTAGCCATTTTTTCTCTAACCTTATCTCTAGCCCTTTCTAATTTTAATTTAATACCCTCAATAAAAGAAAGTTGTTGAAAACCACTAACCACTTCATCATTACCACTATTTATAGCATCTACTATTTGTTCTGCTCTTTCTTCTTCAGTAAAACCACTACCCGAACCACTAGCCGCACCATAAGTAATTAGCCCCGTTTCTTTTTGTATTTCATCCATGTCTTGAACAAATTCTAACGCCTGTCTTTTAATATCGTTTTGAACTTCTTCAATTGTCGAATCTAATTGTCTTAATGTGTCTCTAAGAATATTCATTTCAATTTTAGCCTTTTCCTTTTTCGCAGTTCCTGTTCCTGCTTCATCAAAGATTGCTTCTTGAGCCTCAAATTGTTTTTTAATTTTTTTCCTTTCAGATATTAAATCTACCTGTCTTTCACCCATAGCATTTAATTCATTACCAGACATAGTGAGAAAACCTGCCCCTGTTGCACCTAAAGCAAATTGGTCTACACCTCTAATACCTTGTGTAGCCAATAATCTTCTAGATTTTTGACCTAAAGCCTTTCTACCCGCCCTTCTCAATTTTCGGGTAGCAAATTCTAAATTTTCTCTAGTTTCTAAAATAGCCTTATCAATACTTAATGTTTTTAGTTTCATTTTTACAGAAGTATCGTTATAATACTTTTCTTTATCCAAAACACCAATACGCTTTTTTTGCATTTCAAATAATCTTCTTAAAGTTTTATCTCTACCTTCCATTAATTTATTAAATTCTGATTCTTCCTTTAGTCTTTTCTTTTGTGATTCGTCAATATATCTAATAACCAATAAGGCCGAAGTAAGTCTTTGAGTAATATTAAATAACCCTGTTCCTGTGCTTGCCCTAGTAACAATAGAACGGATAATACCTCCCCTAGTTCCAATACCAGAAAAACCCCTAATCTTTGAAACAAGAGTATCTGACTGTTCTTCTATTTCTAAAGATAGGTCATTAATACTTTGCATACCCGATTGTATGTCATTTAGGTAACTTCGTAGTCGGTCTATATCCGCCATTCTTCATCTTCTCCATTTCTTTAGCCTCTTCTTCTTTCTGAATTGAAAAAAGAATCATAAAATCCCTTATCATGCTGTAAGGCAAAGAATACGCCTCAGCGGGACTAATATTAAGTTCCTTTGCCAAGATATATAAAGTTATTCTTGTGGCGATAACTGGGTTATCTACTTTATTACCGACTAAGGCTCGTCGGTAGACACTTTTAAATCTTCATCCCCCTCAAGGGCAAATGGGTCTGGTAAGATTTCTTTAATCTGATTTCCAACATAAGGATTGAGTCTGAGAATCTCAATAGCCGATAGAGAAGGCTCAGTTTTTTCTACAAAGGCTTCCCAAAGGTATCTGAAAAGGGTGTCCATTTCAAGGCTAATATCCTTTGTCCGTGAATTGAGATTGATGAGTTTGGCCTGAGCCTTTTCCAATTGTAGGAATGTGGGTTCTTTAATCCAAACCTTGAGGTGTTCGTCTGAATCTGGTGCAACCTTAATGTAATGCACTTGTGATTCAGTAGGGGCAAATAGCAAATTCTTATCTTTTAACGTTTTCTTTTCCATAGAGTTTCCTCCTAATTATACCCATGAGAGGGAGGCTTATAATATTTAGCCTTGAATAATCCAATTAGTGGTGTGTGTGCAAGAGTGCAACTTGAGAGGAACGATAGTCCAATTAACGGTAATTGGGCCTTTGTCGTTAGTAAGTGGGAACTCAGCCGTTGTTACCATGTAGTCCTTGAATACCATTTCCAATGTTTCATCAGTAGCCAAATCCTTTGTAAATCTAAGGGTAATCTGGTTTCCATCAGTTCCATTTAGCGAAAATGCTTGTGTTTCTCTAAGGGCATCAAATACTGCCGAGTCAGTTACAAGGCCAGAAAATGTTAAATTATATGTTCTTTGGCCTGGAAAGTGAAATTGGCTAGTCTTATCATACCTACCAACAAATCGCTTTGGTGTTAGGCTGTTGTTAATTTCAAGACTCATTGTTTCAATGCGAATGTAATCTTGTCCGAACATAGAAATTGTTCCATCTGAAAAGAAGAAAGGTCTTAACAATTCTTCATCTTCACTTACAATGCCCCCTTGTGGAGAACCAAAATTAACAAAGTTTTTAACATCGGTTTCCCCATTAGCAGTATCATAGTTTGTAGGTGCAACAAAGGTTTTCTTTGTTTCAAAATTAACTTGCATTTTTACTTCTTGATTTGCGGAAGCATCTAGAGTTAGCGAACTAACCATACAACCTGGATAAATCTTAGAATATACGTTTTCTGAAATACTTCTTACTACACTATTTACAGTTACATCAGTAACATCTGTTGCAACAGTTGATTGATTATCTGGTTTCTTTAGAGTATATTCTAGAGCAAATGTTGGTAAGTCTTCGCTATTTGATTCTGTAAAAGCATAGGTAATTTTTTGAGTAAAATCATTTATATTAACCTTTTTTACATTAGCAGTATTTTGAGAAAGTATAGGATTAAGCGGTGGACAAATTGTATTAGTTTCCACTCTATTAAATCCAATAGCCCGTGCATTCGTATCATAAATAAAGTTAGTTTCTGATAGACCACTTGTTGTAAATTCGTCGCTTACTGATGTTACGAGAGGAGTTTCTGTTCCAGTAGATGTAATTTGTTTATTACCTAGTGCGTAATAAAGCCATGAAAAATTGTTAGCAGTTACAGAAAAACTTCCCCCACTTGTAGTTTCCATTCCCTTAAATTGATAAACCATGCTTCTTGAACCTGTTGAAATTGGTATGTTTTTCATATCAATAGAAGTAGATGGAATAGAAACTGAATCAGTTAGACCCAACCATGTATCAGAAAGCAATTTAGGATTACCCGCAGTAGATGTAGTAATTGCAATTACGCCATCTGTTCCCGATGATGAAATTGTGGCACTTCCGCTTCCAGAAAAACCCGTTCCCGCAGTATTAATTGTAACTGCCGTAATTGCACCACCCGCTGTACTGCTACTTATAGTTACACCTCCGTTAGTATCTTCTGTTGTATTAGCACCAAAACCACCAATAGTATTTGTAACTGTCAATACATTAGCGGCTCTTGTGATAGTTAAATCTTCATCAGCCAAAGCAAGTCTAACTGCTTCGGCAACAGTAGCACCGTCATTACCTGTTGTAACTGTAATTGTAATATCTCTATCCGCACCTGTGGCTTTATTTCCTTCATCACTATCGTTGAAAATTATTCCAACAGTTTCATTTCCTGTTGTGCCTACAATAGTAAATACCATTCCACCATCGTCATCTGTATCTCCATCTTCATAATTATCAGCAGTAACAGTAGCAAAAGTTACTGTTGTGCTATGTGCTGAAAGTGTCAATTCAATTTCACCACTTGAACCACCGCTTATTCCCGATACTGCGTTAATTTCTGTATTATCCAAAATAGCCGAACTAGCAAGAATTGTGTCTCCCGCAGTAGTAATTGTTGCCGAACTTAATGTTCCTGTTACAGCCGCACTTGGGGCAGGAATAGGTGTTCCAAAATGTTCAATAATTCCGTAAAATTTAGTTTCATCAGAAGCAAAAGCCGTAGGAAGTGAATCATTAACGGTAATTGTATTAACAGCGTTAGAAATAATCATAACTCGGTCAATATGTTGGTCTAGAGTAAATGAACCATGTGCCGTTCCAACATAAATGTTCAAATAACACCCTCTATACAAATTGGCTACTAAACTAAACTTTCCTGTAAAGGAAGGTCCCAATGTTATTACTGTCTCATTATTACTTGAACTGCTACTAGCAAAATCGCCCAAGTATAAATCCATTTCAGGTATCATTGATACCATCGCTCCTGAATCCATCCATATACTATTACTTACCATTTTTTTCACCTACTTACAAACTTACGGCAAAACGCTTTAGGGTTACGTTTATTTTATATCCGAATATTCTACTCCTTTTATCATTACTTTCGGTTCTTGAACCAAAGACGATGTGTTTAATATTCTCTTCTAGAGAACCTGCACTTCTAAACCAACCTCTTCTGTTCGTTTCTAAGATGTGGCGAACTATCTTATAAAGGTTTTCTATTCTATCACGGCCAAAAGTAGAACCAGAAGGAGGAACTCTAGAGTTATCATTCTTTCTTCTATCGTCTTGTTTTGTTCTAATACTGATAGACATACTATAAGTTTCATTACGGACAGACCAATCTCTTGTGGGGTATTCTATATTCTGAGAATCCTCCATAACTACAATTAGGTCTTTAGATGGCGTTACACCATCAGCAGTAGTTTCTTTTGCAGAACTAATTCTGACTCTATTACCACCTCTACCATTAGGTCTTGTTGAATCCATATTGCGAATATCCATAATCTGTGGTTTAACCCTATGGATAGCGGGGATTTCTGAACCTAAAGCGGTTACAGCAGTATTCCAGTATTCGTCTAGTAGTGTAACTAGAAATGTTGTTTCATCCATTATTCTAACCCCTCTCTAAAGAAATATCGCACATCTTCCTCTCCAATTAAACCTTGCAAATTTCCGCTTCTTTGGTCTTCAAGTAATTTTTGATACAGTTGTTGATTATAAGCCTCACTAGTTGGGTAATCTCTTCTATCAACATTGGGGGAACTTATTAATTTTGCAATTAAAAAATTTTTATAAATAGAGAGTGTTGGGGCTGCTAGTGGTATTTCTTCATTTTCATATGGGTTTCTATCAGTATATTCTATAAATGCTTGATACAAAACACCCCGCCCATATTCTCTTTCTAATCTTCTATAAACATTAATGGGCGAATCCCCTCCCAACATACCTTCTTGAAATACATTATTAATACGATAAAGTGTATCTTGACTGGGGTTATCTTCATCTTCATCTTGACTATCCATATAATCTCTAAATGTATCATACATTTCTTGCCCATAATCTGCCAATAAAGTTCTTTGCGCCCCCCCTGCACCCATTGTATCAGATACCGTTAGATATTCTCTCATCATTTGTTCCATAAGTTCTCGTTCTTGAGTAGTCATGTTTCTATCTCTTGTCTGTCTTATTGTTTCATTTTCTCTAGGGTCAATTTCTGATAACTTTTCCACTAAATCCGTAAATTTATCCATATCAAAATCGGCTAACTCCCAATCTTTTAGAGAAAACACTTTATTAAATTCTCGATAGTCGGAAAAATCTTGTTGGACTCCTTTTTCTGTTTTTACTTCCACTTTAATGTTAAACAATCTCATTAAATTTTCATAGGAGTCTAAAATACTTCTTACATTATTATCTCCTTTAGCAAACATTATATCATACCTATAACCACCTTTGTTATTATTATCTTCAGGAACGTATAAGTTTTTAAGAGTAGCAGCCATCGCCATCGCTTCGCTATTTATCAATAGTCTATTTAGGCTATTAACAATATAATTTTCTACCATATCTAAAGCCTCTTTAAATTCTGACATGGCATCAATCATCGCCATTAATTCTTCGTGTGTAATATCGGGAAAATCAGTCGGTATTGAATTAGTTCCAACTAAATCACTTATAAAAATTTTACTGCTAAAGTTTTTTCTAACAAAGGAAACAAATGTTGAAGAATATAATAGCCCAAAATGAGGAAGAGAATCAATATTAAATTCATCATTATCACTAAGCATTTCTTCTGTAACTATTCCGCTATCAATAAGTTTATAACCCCGACCTATTTTACTTATGAAGTTCAAACATTCTTTTATAACTGCGTTATCTAAGTAATTTTCAGTAGGACTTACCATTTGTCCCGACATAAAATTTGGTAAAATATATTCATAATATTGTATAGTATTTAATTGAAATACATCCTCATCAAAATTTTCCAATGCTACTTTCTTAGAATATGCAAAATTATTTTCTATAAAAGACTTAAAAGTATCAATAGCCTTATCCTTTTGTCTTTGTAGGGCTACATTTTCTGGCACTCTACGCTCTCTATTTCTAAAACCTCTAGGTCTATCTGGATTAACAATTTTAGGGTCTGTCCCCGTTCTTTCCATAAATTCCTCTACACTTTCTCCCTCATCTGGAAATGTATTTTTCAATAGTTTTTTCCAACTCATTCAAAGGCCTCCTTTATTCTACGGGTAATTGTGGCTACAAATTCTTGCTCAACAACTTGTTCAACAATTTCGTCTGCTAGTTTTTCCCCCAATAATTCTTCACTAATTTCTTCTAATTCCTCGTTTTGTCTAATAATTCTTTCAAGGTCAATTTCCAATTCATCTCTAACTTGTTCTAACCTTAAACGCATTTTTTTTAAATCTACCATTAATCTCCCCTCAATTCTCTGATAAAGGCTTCAATACCCAAGCCCGTTTCTCTTTCCATTATTTCTTCAAGGGTGCTAACACTTTGTTTAATATCATTTTGTGTAGTAGTAGCAACGTCTTTCTCATATTCATCTTTTGGTAATTTAACTAAACCACGCTTTTCAAAGTCATATTTATAACCTGGATTTGCTTGTTCTAATTCTCTAGCAACATCCTTTAATGTTTTTTCGTCTTCCGTTTTGATTCTAATATCAACTTTAGGCGGTGCTTCTTTATAAGTTATTCTTCCAACTGCGTCGTAAATTTCTTTCATTAATTGATATTCACTTTCAACAACATCACTTCGTCTTAGTAATAATTCTGGCCCAGCAACGCTAACATATTCATAATCCCCCTCATCGTTTTCTCTTAAAACAAATGTGTAATAAACTCTAGAACCACCTAAACTTCTAGGTTTCAATGACATGGTAAATTCATAAATGGTATCTGTAACCATTTTATCTTTGAATGCGATTTTTTGTCTTCTACCTGCTCTATCTAAATCTGGTACTAGATGGGATATTAACATGGTTCTTAGAGTATCTTGAAATCTCCCCACATCAACAACCCTCAGATTATTACCTTCGGAGGTTTTAATCTTCTCCAGATTTTTAATAATAGACCACCAATTCATAGTATCACCAATTATAATTACAAGCCCAATAACCTGCTGTCAATTTATTCTTTTTCTCATCACAGTTATGTCTTGACTTAAAGTTAGACCTGCGTTTTTTATTCTTATGTTGTAAAAAATCCTTGTAACCTCTTGCGCCAAAAGATACAATTTTATACTTACCCTTTTGGTGAGCCAATACTCGATACTTTTTCTTACTTCCTTTAGGCGCACGTTTTGGTTTATTTAGACCTGGAAATTTTTCACCTCGATACATTACCCCGCCCTTTACACGCTTAATTTCAGGTTTTTTTTTCTTAGCCTTAAAGACAGTTTCTTCTTCGTCGCAGGAATTACAACCACAACCACAATCACCCTGTAGTTCGGCCTTTACCGCTTCACTAATCGTTTCTCTTCTATTACGCAGATAATCGTCAGTATCATCTATATCGCCATCGTTGTCAATGTCTTCATCTTCTTGTCCAACAGGGTCTAAATTTTTAATAACATTCCACCACATTTTATCACCTCAATTTACAAATTCTATATTACCAGTTCGGGGTTTTGTGGGAACTTGTTTTATTTCTTCTAGAATTTCTTCAAGTCTTTCCCTAAATTCTGCAATCTTTTCTGGATTTTTCATCATTAAATTAACAACATATTCAATATCTTTTTCCATTTCTAGAGATAATTTTTTTCTTCCAGTTGCTCCTAATCTAAACATAGGTTTATCATTTTTAATAACATGTTTCCATAACATTATTGTTCCCCCTTCTCTTGATTTTCCTTTGACCTTTTGTCATCTGTAATTGGACCACCTTTTGCCCATGTGTAACAAGTTCTAGCAGAATGACATTTAAAATCATGCATCCAACAGTAGCCTAATTCTCCATCGTCATCCAATTCTAAAGGCATACAATCTTTCATTCTAGGAGAAATATCAAAGGCTACACAATTACTACAATTTGAGTTTTTTGCTTCTTCTGCTGAGGTCGTTGGTCCCCATCTTTTAGCGTATTTTACCCAATAATCTTCATCCGATAGATTTAGCGGTCCATATTGAATATGTTCCGCTTTAATGGCACTATCTCTATTTTTAGTATTCAATTTTAAATCCTTTGTGGCTCTAGGACAAGCCATTTCTTTTAATATTATTTCCCAACTCATGGTGAACCCTTCCTTCTTTTATATGTTTTACAAGCGGCACAAGTAGGTCTACATCTTCTTTTTCTTCCCTTAGATGCATCTGCTCTACCGCAAGGTTTTGGTCCTCCTTTTTGGTTACAAGTTCCACAAGCAATCCAACCACTTTGGGTTTTACCGCCTTTCTTTTGCTTACCGCCTCTTCTTGAGAACCATCCATGTAATCCCTCATCCTTTTCTCTTTTAAAGTTATCGCCACTTCGCCTTTTCTTTTTCTTAGTTCTTTTGGAACTCTTCTCTCGTCGGGCTTTACTTTTTTTACTGATAATATCAAACCAATCTTCCATAATTTCACCTCACATATTATCAATAATGTTGTCATACATTTTCATTATTTCCTTAGTAATATAATTCCAATTTACTTCATTAAGAGAATAGCCATCTCCTATAAATCTTCTACTAAATCCTTCATCTAAAGAAACTACCTCCTTAGCGTTATTCCAAGTTTTAGCAAAAGCATCTCTTATTTCTTTATAATTAACGGGTACACCTAAAGCCTTATTCATCCGTGCCATTGTTTCTATATGATATGGTATTGTAGTTACAAGAGATTCTTTCAGAATTACTAATAACGCTTCACTAGCCTCGTTATTTTTAATTACATCCCACCACATATTAATAACTCCATTCTTCTGTGTCGCCAAAACGCCCTTCATCTTCCATTGTGATTCTGTCGGGATAATCTCGGTCATTATAAACTCTTAACCAAGACGTATCGTGCATCTCTAATGGTGATAAACTTGAATCTATTATTTTAATCTTATTGTTTGGACCACTACACAAAACGCCTGTTTTTTCGTCAAAGAAAAATGTCTTTGTCTTATGTTCATTCCATACCTGCGAAAGTCCATAGTCTACATTTCTTTCTGGTAAAGGGTCGCAGGTCCACAAATAATTACCTTTCTTTGGTACTCCCTTTCTATTCTTCATAAAGATAGTGCAGTTTCTAAGTCCCTCAATTTGAACCATTTGCCAATTATCTGATATGGAATCCCACCACCCAACATCATTCATTGTGATTTGTTGTTGTGGTGTTTCTTCTCTAATAAAAATTGAACATTGGTCTACCTTGTCATATAGTGCGCCTATTGATGGAAAGTATACTACGAATAATGGCGCACGGTTGCGAATAAAACGAATCGCTTTGATGACCCCAAATATGGTTTCATCTTTTCTAAAAATTGGTTGTCCAGAAAGAAAAGATTTCTTAACATAGCATTCAACGTAAGGTGTAGAAACAATCATGGTAATCACTTCTTTTTACTATTACCCCAGTTTTTTGCCCCCTTCTTTCTACATTGAACTAATGCGCCAGAAGCATAAGCGGAGGGCCATTTCTTATATCTTCTTCTAACTTTGTAATAACAGGCATCTCGCTTGACTTTACTTTTCTTTTTCTTAGCCCGCTTTGAACCCTTTTTGCGACGAGCCTTACCTTTCTTTTGTAGTATGTCTTGCCACTTCATGTATATTCCTCTCTCATGGTTTCTACATTATATTCTAGAAATCTTATCATCTCTTCAATATCTGGATTTGGTTTCTTTAGCATCTTAAGTAATTCTTCCATATAAAAAAGTAGTTGCTGTAAAGCCATCATTTCATCGGAAGTTTCTCTAAAATCTTCACTA